CGGGCATGCGGCGCTGGCTGGCGTGTACGCGCCCAGGACGCTGACGGTGGTCCGGGGCGCCCTCGGCACCACGGCGGCCGCCCACAACACCGCCAGCGCCGTCCTGCGGCACGCCCCGCCCGGGCTGGTCCGTGACCTGACCATCGCCGAGGCGATCGTCCGCTTCGAGCAGGAGGGCGCCGGGTACGCGCGGGTTGTCGGGTCGGGCGACAACGAACGCAACGCGTCCCTCGCCGGGCTCGCCGACCTGCGAGCCCAGGCCCGCCGCGAGTACGGGCGACGCGCCCGGACCAGGACCATCTGATGACCGTCGAAATCTCGGGGCCCCTGTTCGACGGCCGCGCCGCACGCGCACTACAGCAGGCAGAGAACGCCACTGCCGGGCGCGCCACGCAGCATGCCCTCGACCTGCTGCGCACCACCATCCAGAGCGAGGCAGCCCACTACACCGGCTCCTACATCTCCCGGTTGCAGGTCCACCGGATAGCGACCACCGTCCTCATTACTGACCTCGGCGTCCGGTACGGGCCATGGCTTGAAGGGTCATCCGCGCGGAACAACGCCACCCGGTTCAAGGGCCACCACGCGTTCCGGCGAACGGCGCAGGAGATGACTTCCTCGAACGTTGTGAGCGACATCTTCGAGGAGGAGCTGCAGCAGAGGATGGGTGAGATGCAGTGACCCTGAACGTGGCCGGGATCCTGGACGCGCTCGTCTCTCACGCGCAGGCGTCGGGGGTGTTCGACGCGGTCCTGACCCACGAGCCGAAGTCGAAGCCCGGCGCCGGTGTCACGGCGGCCGTGTGGGTCCAGTCGATCGGGCCCCTACCGGCCGGGTCCGGGCTGGCCGCGACCACGACCCGCGTCGAGTTCACCGTCCGGGCATACTCGCCGATGCTGGCCGAACCGCAGGACACCATCGACCCGCGGATCGTCGCCGCAGTGGACACGCTGATGTCTGCCTATACGGGGGACTTCACCCTCGGCGGGCTCGTCCGCGACATCGACTGCCTCGGCGGGTCCGGCGCCCCCATGTCCGCGAAGGCGGGATACCTGAACCAGGACGGGAAGCTGTTCCGGGTCATGGACATCGCCGTCCCCTGCATCGTCAACGATCTATGGACCCAGGCGGAGTGAGAGATGGAGAAGACCAGTGGCCTCGGCGACAACCTCTACGTCGGCGGCTACGACCTGTCCGGTGACATCGGGTCGCTCGGGAAGATCGGTGGTGGCCCCGCCGTCCTGGACGTGACCGGCATCGACAAGGCCGCGATGGAGCGGCTCGGCGGTCGCCGTGACGGGTCAGTCGAGTGGATGGCGTTCTTCAACCCGGCGGCCGCGCAGGCGCACCCGGTCCTGTCGGCGCTGCCCACCACCGACGTGCACGTCATGTACTGCCGGGGGACGACCCTGGCCAACCCGGCCGCCGCGATGATCGGCAAGCAGGTCAACTACGACGCGACCCGCACGGCGGATGCGGCGCTCACGTTCGCGGTCTCGGCGCAGGCCAACGGGTACGGCCTGGAGTGGGGCGTCCTGCTGACCGCGGGGAAGCGCACCGACACCGCCGCGACAAACGGGGCGACCGTCGACCAGACCACGGCCTCGACGTCGCTGGGCTGGCAGGCGTTCCTGCAGGTGTTCGCCGTCACGGGCACGTCGGTCACGGTGACCCTGGAGGACTCCGCTGACGGCGCGTCATGGGCGCCGCTTACCGGTGGCGCGTTCACCGCGGTCGCCGCTCCCGGCCCCGGCACGCAGCGGCTGCAGGGCGGGGCGACCGCGACGGTCCGCCGGTACGTGCGGGCGACAACGTCCGGGACGTTCAACCCCGGCGTGTTCGCGGTCGCGTTCGTCCGGAATACCACGGCGGTGGCGTTCTGATGACGGTGGATTTCGGTGGCGTGCAACGGGTCCCGCCCGCCATGCCAGCCGCGGCGTACCAGACCTACCAGGTGTCGTCGCCGCTGGCCACGCACTGGCGGGCGGCGACCTGCGCCGAGGTCGACTGCCCGCACCACATGCACGGATGGGCGACGACCGTCCTGCCCGACAGCGCGGACGAGGCCGCCATCAAGGGGGCCGGGCGGCACTGGACGGTGCGGGAGATCCTGCCCGGCGGGCTCGTCCGCTACCTGTTCGGCCCGGGCCAGGCGTGCTTCGCGGCGTCCCGGCACCGGATCCAGCTCGACCGCCCCGAAGTGTTCACCGTCCGCGGCGGGGACTTCCGCGGGAACCCGACCGGCATGCACCGCCGGCACGCCAACGCCGCCGACTTCATCGACGACTTCGGCGAGCACCAGCAGCGCATCGCTGATGCGCAGGAGAAGGGGTAGATCATGGCCAAGCAGTCCGGCCTCAGCTGGTCCACGCTCACCGTGGACGACAGCACCGGCACCAGCGCAACCGACATCCGCAACGACGTGACGAACTTCCAGTTCGCCACGCCCCGCGCAGTGCAGGACGTGACCGGCATCGACAAGGCCGCGATGGAGCGGCTCCTGCTCCTGGCCGACTTCAGCATGACGCTGAACGGGGTGTTCAACGCGGCCCTTTCCCACGACGTGTTCAAGACCATCCCCACTACGTCGGTGTCCCGCACGTGCATCTTCACGATCGCGTCCAAGACGATGACCGCGGAGTGCATGCTCACCGACTACCCGCTGACCAGGTCCGCGTCCGGCGAGCTGACGTTCGCGGTCCCCGGCGTCCTGGCCAACGGCACCGCGCCGACCTGGAGCTGACCCCCCGATGGGATACCGCCCGAAGTTCCGCCAGTTCAAGCTGGTGTTCACCGCGGACGACTACGCGGGGCTGGAGGTGGAGGTCCGGTCCGTATCGACCGGCCTCTACCTCGACCTTGTCCCCGGCATGGAGGCGTTCCGTGCGGGGCGGACCAGCCTCGACCAGGCCGCGGCCCTGCTCTCCGCGCTCGGCGAGCACCTCGTGGCCTGGAACGTCGAGGGTGCGGATGGGCAGCCGCTGCCCGCGACCCTGGACGGTGTGCGAACCCTGGATCTGGAGATGGCCGTCGACATCATGTCGGCCTGGTTCGAAGGGATGGTCGCACCCCCGGCCCCTTTGGACGGAGGATCGACCTCTGGCGAGACATCCCCGGAGGTGTCGCTGCCGATGGATCCGTTGTAGGGAAACCGTTCGAGCTGACCGAGGCCGAGTTTGTGGTGGGGATGTGCGAGCGGTTCGGGTGCCTGCCGTCCCAGCTCCTCGCCGAGGATGTAGCTCTGCTGCGGATGGTCCGGATGGTTGACCGTGGCCGGGAAAGGAGGGACTGACGGTGGCGAACACGATCACGATCGAGGTCGGGGCGCGTAACCGTGGCGCGGTCGCGTCGTTCGACGAGGCCGAGTCGCGCGCGCGCGCGTTCGCGGCGCGCACGACCCGGACACTCGACCAGCTGTCCGCCCGGCGCGCCACGATCGACCTGAACACGGTCCGCGCCGAACAGTCCCTGACCCGGCTGCGGTCGGACCTGGAGTCAGCCACCGGAGACCGCAGGGTTGTCATCGAGGCGCGGATCGCGCAGGCCGAAGCGCGCCTGCGCGCGCTGGGCTCGCAGGCCGAGGAGCTGACGGCGCGGGAGCGGGACGTCCGGGTGCGGGCCGAAACCCGGGCCGCGCGTGACGAGCTGCGGGCGACCGAGCGGGCCGCCCGGGAGCTGGAGCAGTCGGACCCGACCGTTGAACCGGACGTCGACAGCAAGGGCATGCTGTCGAAGTTCAAGGGTGCGGCCGGAGC